GCGAGACCCTTATAGCATATTACTTAGAATTACATAAGAAAGACGTCCTTAATCTAAACTACAATGAAATAAAAGAAATATGTTCTCTAATTAATCATTGTCTCGACCAAGTTGATATAATTGGTTACTTAAAGAATGTATCACATCTCGCTAGGCTCTCTTTTATAGAAGGAGGACCAGAACCTCTCCCCTTTAAAGGTCACGCAGCAATGTACATAGGCAGAGCACTACCCGCTCCTGAAAATTCATTAGTGAATTTACAGGAATATGAAGTTTATATGCGCTTTATAAGTAATGAAGTTCCATATACTTTCAATGAAAGTCAAGGACCGTGGAATTATCTTTACACTTGGTGCTCTAAAGCAACATTCAGGCCTGGCGTTGGGTATTCCGAGTCAGGCTGTTTGTTTAATTCGAGAAAGAAAGGGGGGCAGGCATCTATGTTATCAGACATAATCACTATCTTTAGGGACAATCCCATGGAAAGTGATTATGAGGTTCTTAAGCGTGCAGCAATAGCACTTGAAGGAAAATACCTCCAGCATATTTGGGAATGTTCTGGATGTGACCAGACTCATTTACACTATCCCTTCGCTACCTTCTCAGTAGCAGAAGCAGGCTATAAATCTCGAGGAGTGACTCTTACGAGTCCATTTCTAATTGCGTTTACTATGCCTATGCAACAGTCTTTGTTGCCACAGATGAAGGATGACCGTTTCCTAGGATCTGCGATGAAGGGAAACTATACAGTTCCAAAGTGTGTAAGTGAATCATGTAAGTATTTTTCTGTCGATTTCGCAAAAGCTACCGATAACTTTCCCCCGGAGTTAATGATAAGGAACTCTCTAGTACTAGAGAAATTTTGCTCCGACGTAACACGTACTTATATACGTGCATCATTTTCTCTTGGGAGAATTCTAAGGTTCAATGAGCAAAAGCTCAAATGGCCTGGAATAGAGTTCTTCACAAAGCATATTATGTATTCTCGGCCTACTCCAAAAGTGGCCGATCTTATTAATAAACATATAAATATATACGGAAATACCGGATATAATATGCTTAAAAGAAGAGGTCTCAAGTTAGATGACCTCAAGAGGGAGATCCCCAAATTTCCTGAATACATTAATTATAGTGAAGATAAACGGAAAATGGGTATGACTGATATCATGAATAAGCTTAAGGCACACAAACATGATATCAGACGAAAGGTTATCGAGTACTACCAAAAGATGTTCGAGGAGGTGAAGGCACCTCTGGCCAAGAGTGGACAACACATGGGCTTGCCCATGAGTTTTCCATCCCTATCAGCTGTGAACGGTTACTTAGTCTACTCTACCTCAAATAATGGGGTTATAATGGGTGATGATTGTGTCCTTTATGGATCACAGGAAGACTTTGATAACTACTGTTCAAAGGCCGCATCTCTTGGTTTGGTTATAAACCGCGAGAAGACCTATGTGAGTAAGACGAGAGCACTCTTTTGTGAACGAATGTTTGATAAAGGAGTGCTTGTACCTGTGACTCGGTTGAAAAAATATTGCCAACCGAATCGCGATGACCCAGCAATTTTCGAGGATCTTACTCCATCCGTCTTGAATTTTCGACTTAAATCTCGCTCGGAATTCGTTCGAGATCTATTGTCGCGCGGGTGGCTCTATGAGCTACCTTGTAGTCTTTATGGTGTGTCTATATTATCCCCGATAGAGGATTATATGGATCCACAATCTTGGCTAGAAGTACGAAATCACTTAGAGCAATTCTTTAGAGTTTTCGTATTTAATGATCCATCTGTGGTCAAAGGCCTTTTAGGTCTTCGCCCAGGTGGTGTCCACAAGCTATCTGACATTATCATGAAAGTTCTTGGTAATAGAGAACGTTTCCAAAAGACGTTCGTTTTGTCAGATAAAGTAGATATAGATAGGGATCTAGTCTATTATGAAGCAACCTTCCATGGGGGTAAACGTCTTTGGACGTCTGCCTTCGTTGAAGGTTTGTTTGCAAAGAAGTAAATACTTCTTACGGCGAGGGTCTATAAAAATTTCGCTAGTTAACA